GGTGAAAGACAAAAATCGACATCATTTAGACCAACAATTAAACTTTCATATATCTATGAAAACAACTTAATTGGTTTTACTTATTATAATGTTTTTAGAGATAATCTTTTTTATATTAATCCTGAAACATCATTAACAAATGGTATTTGGAGTGGATTACCAACATATCAAGAATTTGAATTCATAAGAACTGATGTTGACAACAAACAACTACCTTTTGTTACAAAAAGCGCTTCATCTTATAATTGGAGTATTGTTATGTCATATCCTTATGAAAATAACTACAACGTACCAATGCAGTATTACTTTACAAATGGTACAAGTTTGAATCCGTGGTTATCTGGAGATGGTATACCATTTTCTATTACACAAGGTTCTGACAACGGATTCCCCGTAATTCAATTCACAACACCAGTATCTCATGGACTGACAGAGGGGGAATGGGTCGAACTTTCAATTAGTTATGATACAACAAATCTATTCCAAGTTTATAGTTTAGGAAACGGAACAATTGGTTCCGATGCTTACATATTCAACTTAGCCAATGCTGGGTATACTGGTTCTACTTTCAATAGTGGTAACCAAGGTATCTTCAAAAGAATTATTGATATTAATAATTCGGGTGAAACAAAATCAAGGTATTATGTTAGAATGCACAAAGTAATAACTGATGAGACGGATTCAATTATTACAAATAACGGTTTTGAACTTAACGCATTCCAAGACTTAGGGTTTTATCAATTCTCATCATTAACACCAAATAAAGTTGGTAAGGTTGTTAATTTCCAAAGTTCAAAGACATACAATGTTACGATGGCTCGTGATTTGAATATTAACAATCAATTAGATAACAATAAAAAACCTGTAACACAAATCTTTGCTTCGTTCCAATTCAATGGATACATGGGTTGGTTTAACCAATTAAGAAGAGGTTGGAAATTTAATATGTCACCAGGAAGTACAAATCCTTGGTGGAGTCAAACTAATGGTGATTCTTTGGAGAATGTTCAAACATCTGGGTATTCAAAAACACAAAATGTTGCTTTGGGTATTAATGTTACTTATGATTTCACAGTTAACTTACCAAGACATAGTGGTGACACAATGTATGGTGATTGGTGTGAATGGAATGATATAGAACAATCCGAAAGAGTTATATCTAACTATATGAATAAAATGACGTATTATTCAAAAGCGTTTAATACATCACCAACAAACAACTCAAATCCAAATGGATATTATTATCAAACACATTATCCAATAACACTTAAAGTATTTTCAGACTATACTGAAACCGCAGGTGCAACCTTGGTTGATGGTGTACCAAATTATGCATATTTCAGTAATAACTTAAAACAATTTATTTGGCGTGATATATACACATATGGTTATGTTGATAGTTTGGGTAGAGGAGTTGATTATCCTTTTCTTAACGAATCGCATTATCCATTTACAAACATACCTTTTAGACTTTATCCCGAAGGTGCGTCATTTGACATAAGTAGCTTGTATCAGGTTGTTGCTCAACCTTTAATAGATGGATGCGAATAAAATAAGAGTTGTATTTGACAACCAACCAAAAGACATTGTTCTACCTTTGGAACAGATATGGGATTTTGGTGGAAACCAAGAGGCGATTGAAGAATACGAAACTTCAATTATTGAAAAAATTCTTAACAAGGGTGATGACTTTGAGGTTACAAGATTTGACCATAAGGTTTATGATAACACAAAAACATCATTGAATTATGAATTTTATTTTAATCAAGGGGATTCAACATCACCATCTTGGATTAATTCTTATTTGGCAAAATTCACAACGAATGAAGTCTATTATTTTGAAAAACCTTTTACAAAATCTTTTTGGAAAATTGATTTGTATGATAGTCCAACAACAAGAACACAAAAGGCTTATATCACAACAATACTTCCTGTACAACAGGGATATCTTACACCTGCCGTGTTAAACAGCACAACACCCGTATCAATTAAAAAACCAAAATACACATTGGATTATATTGGTGATAAAGAAGGTTTCTTTATTTATTGGTTGAAGAAAAGAGATTTCTTAAATATAAACACATTTTACATGACTGCCAAATTCTTTGATGCCAACACTGGTCAGTTTATAAAAATGATGAAAGTTAAACAAAGTGATTTGGGTGGTGGAACAAGTTTCCCACCTGAAGAATATTTTTATTATAAAGTTGACTTGGATTACATAACACAAACATATCAAGTGTTCGATTATCCAAATGGAAACAGGGTCGGTGGTACAACAAACCCCATAAAATGGTATGAATATGTAAACCCATAATGGAAACACAAGTAATGAGAATCAGGGTATCCCCTGAAGTATTAAAGACAATCATTCATGATGTGACTTATTCAGGTGAGACATATGGTGTATATTCATCAATGACTCAAACCTTAACGGGTAATACAAATTACACATCACTTTTAACAGGACTTACAGTTCCAATACTACTTGTTCAAAATACTGTGGACTTGGGTTACTACTCTACGTTTGATGGTGCAATATCACAAAAAAATGTTGTAACCAATTTTATATTTTCATCCACAACTACAAATCCTTATTATTGGAATGTATATAATACTGCCGATATTGAATTTAATTCTTTCTTGGAGTTATCACAATATACCGTAGATTGGGGGGATGGTTCACCAATAGAACCAATTACAAGTTATACACCCAATTCTATTTCACACGTTTACGCCTCAAAGCCAAAAGAATATACAATTACATTAACACAAAATAATCCTTGGGGTAATACTTTGGTACAGAAAAAAATACAAACACCATATGTTGATGTTCCAAATTTTAATCCACAGGGTACCGCTTACTTTACACCAAACACTGGTTCATGGTCGGCAACACCAATATCATACAATTACATATTCACAGGTGACGCAGTAAACTTAGTTGCTGACCAAGTATCTTCAGCATATGTTACGGTACCATTTATTGTTAGTGGATACACTGATTCAAGAATAAATGATTTGGCTCAATACGGTTCAAAAAAATTCCAATTATTGGTTCCCGTACAAAAAAACAATGAAGATTATGGTATTATAACAGAAATTAATTTAGTATATACCGCATACACAATTCAAAATGTTGACTACTATGATTATGCTAATGGAGATACAATTTACTTTATTCAATCATCAGGATTAATTGAAGATTGGATGGTTCAGGACCCATTAGTAAAAGATGAATTACTTTTAGGAATAATTTCTCAAGCAGAAGTGCAATCAAATGTATTTATAGAGAGAGGAAAAAACTCAGCCTATGAAAGAATCCAAAGAATAGGTGAGGTGGACAACCTTGGAGATTTAATAAATTATGGATATTACTTTTTTAACGTAACATAAAATGGCTACAGGAACATACGGAACTATAAGACCGGCTGACGTTTCACCCGAAGATGTGCAAATCATCATGAATTACACTCCATCAAGAGATGTAACAGATAACTTTGTTTTAACACAATTGGACGCAACATCCATTTTAAGACCGTATTTCAACAACGCCGCTACAGGTGGTAATACAAATGAAATACTTGGTGGATTATATAATCTAAGATTGCCAGCCGAAACATTTACTCAACTTGGAATATACACAATGTATATCAGACCTGCAGAAATAAGAACGTCTATTACGGATTGTGGTGTTTTATCGGCACTTCCAAATGTAAAAGGTATTGTTATTGATTTGTCAAACGTACCAAATCAATTTGTAAACAAGTTTATTGCTCAAGGATTGGTTGGTTATAGAGTTGAATACTTAAATGCTGATGGTAGTAAGATACCAAACTTTTTTAGAATTATTACTTCAAATTTTTATTGTGAACCTGTTATTCAAAATTTAACAAATACACAACAAAAGGCTGTTAGATATAGATACACTGAAGGTCAGACTAATTTGGTGTTCTGTACTTTATCACCAAGTTCATCACCAACAAACAAACCAAACGCAACACCGTTTATTGGACAACCAGCTCAGAGTATTATTTTATCAAACACATATTTTAATCCTTTGACATTGGAAGTACAAGTATCTCAATACGATATTGATACATTAGGTATTGCTCTTTATGGTAATCAAACTAAGTCAATGGATGATGGTATTTACACAATCTACGACACACAAAATAATATTTACTCACAATTTAACCTTTACGAAATTAAAGATGACTTTAACAATACTCTTTACGAGGTTAAGGAAAATAGAAACACAAACATTGATTTCAGTAAGAGTTACACTAATATCACAGGACAATAATGAGTAAAAAGTACATCCCTATTGGCGCGTCAGGAGCACAAACACCATTTGACAATTTGGTGGGTAATCAGACAGTGCAAGGTGGTGGACTTACCCAAGGTAACTTTGAATGGAGTTATGGTATATCAGAAAAGAACAATAGAAATTTTAATATTGGTGTTTTCCAATTACCTGTTTCATTAGAAGACTTGAATTTAGAGTCAGTAAACCAATCAAGGGAATTAATTGCTAAAGAATATAGGGTTTATCCTAACTTTGATTTATCAAATGTAACAAACTTTACAATCTTTGGTTCATTACAAAAAAGATTTGAAGTATCGGTACAAAGAATTATTAATTTTTTTCCTGCTGGTATTGAAGTTGATTATTTTTATTACGATTTTACAACAGGTAATACAGCAACGGGAATTACATATAACTCAGTCTCAAACGAAACTGAACTTACTATTGATGTTGCAAGAATTAAAAACCCATTCTCTTTAGATTATTCGGTTAATTCAAAAATCAATTTACAAAATAGAGAACAAGAATTTTCACCATTAAGAGATTTAACTAATACATATAGAAACTATTCATTAGTTGTTGATGAAATACCGTATCAGGTAATTGACCTAACACCATCAACTAGTTTATATAGTGGAATTATTAATGTTATTGTTATTGGTAATCCATTTAGTGGTGTTAGTACGACAGACAAATCATTAGTTATTCGACCAAATGATTATTATGTTGAAAAAGCATTTTCTGAAAATTTTGATGAGGTTGAAAAATTCTTATTAAATAGATTGGCGCAACCACAATACACGGCGACATTTAACGTACCTATCCAAACTGATGGTGGTGCTGTTGAATTACAAAATGCCACGGTGACTTGGCCAAAAGACGGTTTATGGAACTTAGATATTAGAACTCCAAGTTTTACAAATTATCTTGAAAAGTTAAATATTATTGGTGTTGATTTTGATGCGTACAAAACAAATTTGATTACTAGATTTTTAGTAACCGATTCTTTGTTAGAATTTGATACACCTGACCACAAAGTCTCCAAGGTACTACAAATTTATGGTAGAAGTTTTGACCAAATTAAAATATTCATTGACGCATTAGCGTATATGAATTCGGTTAATTACTCGCCTGGTAATGACATACCTTCAATGTTATTAAAAAACTTGGCTGAAACATTAGGATGGTCATCAAATATTTCACCAATTACAAATGAAGATTTCTTAAATTCTGTATATGCTGCAACTGGTGTTACACAATATGCTGGTTTTTCAAGAGAGTTAACACCATCAGAATTAAACTATCAGTTTTATAGAAATTTAATTCTTAATTCCGCCTACTTGTTCAAATCAAAAGGAACAAGACGTTCAATTGAATTTACATTAAGATTAGTTGGAGCACCTGACGCTTTGGTAGAGTTTAACGAATATGTTTATGTTGCTGACCAAAGAATTAATATGAGAGAGTTTGACACTCAATTAGCTCAAATCACTGGTGGAACATATGTTGAAGACATTACCACATATAATTCAGGTGTAACTTTTTCAATATATGGAACACAATATAGTGGATTCACATCAAATACGGAAACTTTCTTAGTTACTGAAACAAGAGATTCGTATCCTGTTGATGCGTTTGGTTATCCGCAAGCACCTGTTGATACTGAAAATTATTTCTTTGAAAAAGGTGCTGGTTGGTTTGAATCAACACCACAACACAGAAGTCCTGCGGTTG